TATTGAAGTTTTCTAAAACCATTAGGCAACGGACCTATACCTTCATTATAATCTTGTTGAATATATGCTCCCTGTGGAGGATCTATTGCTTTTTTAGGGTCATCATAACATTTCCAGAATAATGATTTTTCATCAAATCCTTCAGCAAATGTCATAGGTATAACCATTTTATTTTTAAGAGCATTTACTGTATAATATTTTCCATTATTAAATTCTGTATTTGTAACAAATGTTGGAGCTTTATTTTCAACACTAACAGTATAGAAATTATCTTCAATAATTGAATTTTCTAATTCATATAATACTCTAGAACCGTCTCTTGGAACGCCTCTAAGTATTTTGTCTGTTGGTTCTTGTATAATAGAAGGATCTGGCTTATCAGGGTCCCAATCTTGTGGTGCAGGTGTTAATATCAATCTGACTGTTAAATCTGCTAAAGAATTAACCGTCATATATTCACCATCATTAGAAAGTTGAACATATCTTGCCCAATTACCAAATATAGGCATGATATCACCTTCTATATAATTATAACCATCTACATATATTATTTTAAAAACATAATCTTGCCCTGGTAATGCTTGTGTCTTTATAGGGACAATTTTTTCAATTTTATCTGGAACTTCGTTTTTAATTTCAAATATAATTGGTTCTGGTGAACAAGAAACACCTGCTATATTTGAACCTTGTGCTAAATTATCTGAACCATTTGTAAGTTCTGTTCGTAATTTAACTCTAATAATATTGTCACTTTGACCAACAGAGTCAGAGTCATTTCTCATGGCATCTTTTACTTCTACATTTGAAATATCAGTAGTCATTTCAGTATTATCATAAGGTACAGCTGGAATTTTACCTCTACCATCCTTAAAATTATGAAGAGTTTTTGTACCGTCTGGCACATCATTATCTGTCCAATGTTGTAGATATTTAATTACTGCGCTAACAGCATTTTGTAGTCCATGTAGAAGTTTAATGAACATTATTCCTCCACTTCAAATTCACCGATTGTACATCTATAATTAACAATTGTTCCTTGATAGACATTTGGTGAAGTATAAGAATCTGGAATTATTGTATAAACTTTTTTATTATTATCGTTAATAACCCTGAATGTAAGTGTTTCTAAATCTGAATCTTCTGGAACGGTAAATTCGAAACCTGTTTCCTGTAATACGTTGGATGCCGTTTTTTCAACCATAAAAATTATTTCAGTAATGGTTTTATCGAACGTAATAACTTTATAATGGTTATTTTTTAAATATACCGTAAATACGGTTCCAGAAACAGTGTCTTCTTGATTATTATTTTCGATTATTTTAACAGAATGAGAAACTATGTCATTTGTTATATCGATGCCGTCACCAGCAGAAAGATTATTCTGTTTTGTTCCTTCAAGATCTATCCATGTTCCATCACCGCGTAAATAATTATTTTGATTTCCGGAAGTAGCATGAATTTCAATATTTACTGTGCTCGAAGTTTCAATAACAGAAAACTGATTATCATTAAAATTTAATGCTTTAGCAGAATCAATATCATTTCTTGCTTTTTCATCTTTAATTTCAAAATGATGAGTAACGCCGTTCTTGTCGGCAATATTTAACTGTTTCATTGGTAATACTTCATCTGCCATATCAAACCTCTATATATTTATTACCATTGTGCATACGGTTCAGTAGGAACAGGAAATGCCAGGCCATCATTAATTGAATAATCGCCTATACGAATTGCCATTTGTGTAAATTCTACATAACAATTACTCGTATAATTTGTATCAAATACAATATTATTATTAGTAATTAAATTTTTTGAAAAATGATAAATTACTTGTAATTCACCATTAATATAAGTTCGTTCTTCGACTGTATTATCGTCTATAAAAGTATAAACATAGGCAGCATGAAAAATAGTGTTTGATTTAATAGTACTATTTACATATAAAAGTTGATTATCAAAAGTTATACTTCTTAATTTTGAATTTGCATAATATGGTCTATTATTGCTTGGTGTTGATACAGAACCTATACCTCTATCACTGCTATAAAAATTTCCCCATAACCCTGGTATAGACCATCTAGTATTACAATATGATGGTATAGTTGCCCAGCATCCTTGAACATTTATACGAACATAAAAATCAATAGATATGGTTTTTACTTCTAAAAAATCTAATCCACTATTAAATCTACCTGAATAACCAGAACCATATAATTTTAATGACGGATAAGCAATTCCATTTATAATCATTGTATTTTTTATAAGATTGCCATTATTTGCTATAGTATATGGGTCTCCATAAATAGGAGTATCGGTAGAATTCGCGTAATTATTAAAATAACTTAATTTTACAAATGCTGGTAGTGTTTGTAATTTAACTAAATTATTATTATATTTTAATAAATTATTCAATTTTACCAATGGCATAATAATTTACCCCACTGATAATGTTACTATTTCATTATTATATGTAACCACTAAATTATTTGTTTGATGTATAGCATCTACTTGTGATTTGGTATAATAAGGACCAAACATACCTATGCCTGACCAAGCATTATTTTCCCATGAATAGATAGTAGATTGATTACCAGATGTTTCATCTGTTATAACTTGTATTTTATCATGTATTTTTATATTAGTAGTATCGTAATTTTGTAAATCTGTATATGTTCCTACAAGATCAACAACGTTCTGTGTCGCTTCAATTGTTTCGATTTGACCTTGTAAGGCAGTAATATTATTTTGTAATGTATTATCTGCAGATATTCTATTCGTTATTTCATCGGTTAATGAACCAGACAAATCGTCTATATCGTCGGATAGTTGCTCCGCTGTATAATTAATCGCTGTATTTAATGTACTTGAAACAGAAGAAAGTGTTTTATTGGTTATATTGATTAAATTATCAGCATAATTAATAATATTATTGGCAGAAGTTATAAGATTTGCGGAAACATAATCTATTGAACCACTTAAATAATTATCTTGTAAATCAACATATGTTTTTAAGTTGTCGATTGTTCCGCTAAAATAATCATTTATAGAATTTTGATTTTCTTTATTATTATTGATTAATGTATTTAAATTACCTGAAACTAAAATTAAATTATCATTTATATCATTAATTTCATCGTTTAAATTATCAGATACATTATCAATTTTTTGATTAAGATTAGCTGATGTAGCACTAATTGCATCAAGTAAAGAATTATTTGCAATATCTACATATTCATTTAAATCTGAAATATCATCAGCTAATTCATTTTCATTTAAAATTGCTCGTGCTATTTCATTGTCAATTTTTGCACTTAATATTTCAACATTATCATTTAAATTATCATTTAAAATGTCAATATTATCTTGTAATGCATTTTCTTTATTTTTTGCACGGCTGTTTTCTGCAGAGAGTTCATTAGAAATTCTGAAATCTTCTCCCATTGCGCGGACAATTTCATCTGTTAAACTAGATTGAAGAATACCCGCACTAGTTTCTAAATTATTTTGTAATATATCAATATTTTCTTGTAATACAAAATCATTTTCGGCACGGGTAGTTGATTCATTATTAATCGCGCCTGATAAAAATGTAATTTCTTGACTAAAATCACCAGATGCAGAAGTAATCATCTGTTTAATTTGATTTTCTTCTTCTATTGCACGATAAGATTCTTCATTAATGGTATTATATAAATCGCTTTCTACATTCTTTCTTTCGGTAGATTCTATAGAAATTGTATCATATATAGCAGATACCGATTCAAGAATACTATTCCTGAGATCATCTTCTATAATTTCACGTTCTTCTTTTTCTTGATTTATCTTATCAGATAATGTTCCAGAAACAGTATTTATCGTATCATATATTGCAGAAGTATCTTCTCTGATTTCATCCTTGGTAGCATAAGTATCTATAATATTACGCCCAGATGCATCATTTATTGCATGATTGGCATATATATACTGCCCGTTTATTTTCTGAACTTCAGTTATTATACCCGAATGACCAGATATATCTATATTGTCTAATATAATAGGATGGTCGATAAGTTCATTAAGTGCAAGATTTAATTTATTGATTTCATCTCTCAATTCATTATATTGAGAAGTATAATCCGGTAAGCTATCGACTGCATTTTTAAGATAATTAAGAAGAACCTCGTCTTCCGCGATTCTTCTTTTTATTTCATTTATATTTGTTTGACTATTAATTACAATATTTTGTAATTCTTTTCTTAAAACTGCAATTATAGAATCAATATTATATTCAGATATATTAAAATCGTAAACACCCATACATTATTTATAATTTTTATGGCCAGGTGTCATCTTCTTCATCTGATGTTTTTGTATAATATACCTTTTCTTTATTATGTCCTATATCTTCAAGTTCTACACCATTTGCTGAAATATTAAGCATTAATTCTTCTGAATTTTTAATATTTTCCTTAAGATCCGAAATCATTGAATCATTTTCGGCTTTATATATTTTTGTTTGCTCGATATATTCATTGGTTTCTTTTTCATTAATACCAATATCGGTATTAATCGTAGAGAATTCGTCAGAAAGCATTTTAGCTGCTTTGTTTATTTCTTCTTGGAAATGTTTTACCTGATTACGGGAATATGCATCAGGATCATATAATACATTTATATTATTATATGGATCCGGACATTCTTTTGCACTGTTGTTAACCATATCATTAGTAGCTAAAATATCCTTGATTTCATATTGACTCGGTAATGAATCCGGTGCAACTTTATAAATTGGGTCATTCGGATCCGATAATGTCGGAGAATCTGCAGAAATTGTATACTTATTATCTTTGTAAACTTTTAATGTAAACGTATATGTATGCGGTTTTAAACCGAATGCCTGTTCATAATATTTTACGTCTACAATTCTGTAAAAGTAATCATTTGCAGGAATATAAATTATATCACCAATAGAAGGCGGTTGTTCATCATATACTTCTGGAGTATTCTTATCAACACCTCCATATGTTGAATAATAATTGAATGCGTCAATACTTGCAAACATAGTTACAGTATCTTCGCCCCAAATTCCCTGTAATTGATAGCTTCTTACATTAGGTGGTAACTGTTCAACATAGCCATTAAAATACCAGCTTCTGAGAATCATTCTTAATTGGTCTTCGCCATAAAGCTTGTCTCTAAGTAAATCTTCCGTTACACGATAATAGACACACTTGAGTCCAAATGTGTCATATGCGTCAGTAACAATACTATCCGCAGTATCGGTTTCATTAGAGCAAACTATATTATTTCCATCGCTTATTGGTTTCGTTAAACTGTTAAGTGTTCCACATAACCATGGATATGCATCTGTATTTTTTACCTCAGCTACCATGTATTATTTATAGTAAGCTTTCAGTCTTTAACCTAAGATGCTTGTAATAATTCTTAGTTTTATTGATTTCTTTTTGTCTATCAACAACTGCTTGATATGTAACTGTATGGAAAGTTTTACCCAAAATTTCTGTATTTTCCGGTGTTAATGAATCAGCAACAGAATTAACATTTACTGTTCTCTTAGTAATACCATCATCAATAACAGCAATATAGTCAATTTTGACTTTCTTTGCACGTTCAAGTTCTGCCTTAATACTATCTTCTCTTAACAATTCAGCTCTGATAGAATCTCTAACATGAAAATACTGGGTCAGACTGTCACGAATACGTTGTCTATTTCTTTCCTGTTCTTCTAATGTTGCAGCACGTCTTGCTTCCATTAAAGAATCGAATTTTGCGAACAATTCTGGATTTCTGTTTACATGCTTATCCAATAATTTAGAGACTGCAGTAGGAATATCTTGTTTTGGTTCATGCTGAACAACAGTAACAGTTGTTGTTGCATTAACTTGATGATTTGAAACATCAATATTGGTCATAAACAAAGTCACAGCCATAAGGCAGACAAAAACGACCATGGCGATAAATGTATTTATTTTCATAGCTTTACCATATTTTACAAGAAAATTATAACCAAAGTTCGGTTTTCCATAATAAGGTTTTTCTGCTGGAATATAAGGTTTTACTTCTGGTTCAGGTTCATCTGGAACATCATGCTTTAAATCCATATTTACAACAGGATAACCATCTGAAAGATTTTCAGCATAATCATATTTCTTAATTTTCTTCATTTATAATCCTCTTTGTATAATATTCCTTATTATTATCAATTTCGTTTTGTCTTTCTTTTGCCGCTGTATAAGCAAGTTTACCAAAAGAATTACCAAGCAATATCATATCTTCTGGAGAAAGAGAATCAGTTACAGTATTAACTACTACTTGTCGAGAAGTAACACCATCATCAATAAATGCAATATAGTCAACTTTAATTTTGTGTTCTTTTGCAAGTTCAGCATTGACACTATCTTGAATTTGAAGTTCATTTATTAAACTATCATGTAAAACTTCATAACGTGCTATACTGTCAATAACAAACCTTTGTCTTGCTTCTACTCGTTTTACATCTTCTTCAGCTTTTACTCTAGTATTTGCATCTTTACAACGTTGACAGCCTGCACAAATACAAGCATTACCAAATGACTTGTTTCCATCTAAATCTATTTTGGTAAATCCAAAAACCATTAAACCTAAAAAGATTGCCATGCATATAATACCTGAAATGCCAAGAACTACAAATTCAGACATTGACAATTCTGAATTGCCAATATAATGATCACTGTCATATGATGAACCTATACTGACAACATATGGGTGATGCTCTTGATTATCCATTAGTTATCATCCCCTATAAAAGAAATGTCCACTGGAGTAAAATCTTTTTCCTTACCTACATCGACAAACTTAGTATTTCTCCAATAACGTTCATTATGGTCAATTTCTTTCTGTCTTAAAGCAATCATCTTATGTGTTGCTTCTCTGATAGACCTATTAACCATTTCTGTATCTTTATGAGTAATAGAATCAGTTACTACTTTAGATGCAACAATTCGTCTTGTAACACCATCATTAATAATAGTATACATTTCGATAGTTACTGGCATAGAAAACTTACGGTCTTCTACAATTTCTTTCTGAAATGCAGGTTTATGCCAAATTTCACCTATAAAATAAAACGATGCACAACCTGCTAAGAAAATAATTACTATTAGATATTTTTTAAGTAATTCTTCCATTTGTTACTCCAAAGAAATGAAGTTTTCAGTCTTAATCTTAGAAACTTTATAATAAATCTTAGATGTATCGATTTCTGTCTGACGGTCTTTAGCCATATTAGTAGCCATTCTAGTAATGGTCTTAGTCAAATGCTTCATATCTGCTTCTCTAATTGTATCTAATACTGCCGCAGTCTGAACTTTTCTTGTAGTAATACCATCTTCGATAACTGCTACAAGTTCAATCTGAACTTTCTTTTCTTTTGGTAATTCAGCAATAAGACTATCACGCTTAATTGCTGCTTGTGCAATAGAATCTGCTCGATGATTTAAATCTGTTGCATAAATAGAATCAGCCAACGCCTTTACATCAAGTGAATCCTTTGTTCCGTCTTCAAAGACTGACATACTGTCAATAGCCAAAGCCATTGCTTGTGCCCTAGAATATGGATTCTTTGTAATGGTCTTAGTAACATTTGCTTGTATTGCCTCTACAGAACGTTCGTTTAACCATGCTTGATAACGATACATCAAATTAGAAGCAATAACTCCCAAACCAATAACAATTGCAATAGACACAAGTAATGCCGCAACACCGAGTTTAGCCTCTGTCCAAAATGGCTTCTTAATTTGCTTTTCTACTACCTTAATTTCGTCTTCGAAAACAATCTTAGGACGTTGTTCCTCAGGAATACTTCCAAAACGTTTTTTCCATTCAGCATCCAGTTTTTCTTCACGTTTCTTCTTTCGTTCTTCTTCACTAATTGGATTATGTAGGAAATTTTCAGATTCTACAGTTTCATATACAGCAGGATTAATAAACTGTAAAGTATATCCTTCGAATGCGTGAGACAATTTGAATCCAGCTTCTTCTACACCAAATACCGCGCCATTAACGCTATTTTCGAATGAAACTGCTTCACTGACGATAATAATGTGCTTATCGTCCTTGAACATATCCATGTAACCCTTACAAATACCAGAACGAATACGAGAAGGAATTGTAGTCCAGTCATATTCAAAAATGGTCTTATTACTCATAAGGACTACAGGAGCAGTCTTCTTTTCGTCGTAATAACCAAGAACATTGACATCTTTAAATGCGTCAATACCGGTTACAGTATAAGTCCAATCATACATTGCTCCTGCTGGATTTCGTTCTGCTGTAACCTTGATTGTAAGATATTTGTATTTTAAGCAGCTGTTATTATCAACCATATATTAGTCCTTGATTAATGAGTCATACTCATTCGAAAGTTCGTTACTTGTTTTCTTTTTTACTGGATCTGGAAAAACTTGTTTTGTAATACCGTTAAATATTGCATTAAATATAGCAATAATTATGATAAATGGCAATGCTACTGCCATGATACCACATGAGAATAAGTGTAAGAACAAAAGCATTGACAGCTTAAGTGTAAATCGTTTGTCTTCGAGTTCAAGATCATCATATTCGAATTGGTCAATATTGGGATTTGATTTTGAAAGATAATATCCCAAGCCAAAAGTTAACCAATAGGTCAATGTAGATACACCCCAAGAAATAGTAACTGGATTAAATCCAATTTTAAAAATAGCATATAGCCAAATGAAAGGAGATGTAAGTTCAGCTAACAGCAAAAACATATAAATGCCTTCAAAGAAAGATAAACCTTTTGAAGACCCTTCATTATAGAAGAAATGAATTGTGTATTCTTGAAATTTTTTAAACATTATTACTCCTAAAAAATCAGACAAGATAATATTCTTAATCTATAATATAGTAAAAATAGCTATATTTGTAAATAGGCGGTTTTATAAATAAACTGTTCAGGTTTCCAAAAACGTATTGTCAGACGACAGTGCAGTACGCCATAGAGGCGGAAGGGTTTTCCTTCAAAAACCCATAGCGGAGGAACATGATATGTCTTGAGACATGGATTATCCGAAGGTAAACATTAAAAATTAAAGAAGATAAAATGAATAAGAAAGAAATAAACATTTTAAAGAAATGTTCAAAAAACGTTTTACAATTTTCACGTTATGTAAAAATATTAACTGACCATGGTTTAGATACCTACGAACCATATTCCTTTCAGAAAAAATTACTCAAGAAATTTTCTGAAGGATTAAAACCAGAAAGTGCGGGACGAAGAAATCATATCGTTATAGCACCTAGACAGTCTGGAAAAACTACAATTATTGCAATTTATGCTCTTTGGTATATAATTTTTAATCCAGATAAGGTAGTTGCAATAACGAGTCATAAATTAGAAGCGGCAAAAGAAATTTTACATAGAATAAAAGAAATGTATTGTAATCTACCAGAATTTATGAGACCATTTGCAACAATTAATAATAATGAAATATTAAAATTTGAAAATCATAGTTATCTAATTGCCGCATCATGTTCTTGGAATTCAGTTAAAGGAAGAACTGTAGATTTATTGATTATAGATGAAGCAGCATTTATGAGAAAATCTAATTTTGATGAATTCTTAATATCTGTATTTCCTACACAAGCTTGCAGACCAAATGCACAGATGATTTTAATCTCTACACCATATGGTATTGACCATGGATTTTATGAAATCTGGCAGCGATCTATAAAAAAACAAAATTCATTTATTCCGTCTAAAATTCGTTGGGATTGTACTCCAGGCAGAGATGATGAATGGAAAGAACGAATGATTAGAAATTATGGTCAAGCGTTCTTTGATCAAGAATATGCAGGAGAATTTATAGGAAGTAAATAAAAGAAAAGCGGGTCAAAAACCCGCTATTTTTATTTAATCGTCATAACATAAAATAATCAAGGAGGTCAGTTTTATCAGCACCTTCTAATTTTATAATTCCTTTAGGAACTGATTTTAATGACTTTCTTAATTCTATTTCTTCTGCTTGTTTTATTTGTTGTTCATTCCACCAATTATCTAATGCTCTTTGTTTTTTAGCTAATGTTTTTTCATTATATCTACAGCCATAATTACCGTTTCTATCTTCAGTTATTTCATCACTGACACGACCAAAGATACCACAGGTCCAGTCTGAGTCATCCCAGAAATCTACTGAACAATATGAACAATTATCACATCGCATTATTTTCTTTCCTTCTTAGTTTTAGTTTTCTTTTGTGCTAATGATTCTTCATATTGCTTAAGAATAGCCAAGCGGCTTCGAACTTTGCCTCTTTTACTTTTTTTAAGTTCCAAATTTTCAAGTGCACTAACCACATGATAATAATCATCATCATTATTTTGTTCAAACTGCTTTAAATTCAAACCAGCATCGAGGCACTTGATCATTTCCTTAAAATCTGCCTCAATATAATTAAACATAATAAATTGAACCGCAGGTGTAGTATAAAAATGTTTGGTCGTTTTTTCATTTGCACAAAACTGATTAATATTATACATTGGAACTAATCCGTTTTTTGCATCTTTAATGAAACCGCCGTTTTTCTTTTTCAACTTACATACATGAAAAACAAATTCTTTTTCACCAAGCTTACCAATAAAGCTATAGTCATCACGAACTGGATTGTAATCATTTCCTAAACGTGCCTTAGCTTCTTCTTTCGGTTCTTTTTTGTATTCTTCTAAAATTTCAAAACCGTGTTTTCCAACAACTTGTTTGATTTCATCAATTTCTTCGTCAGTAAAACGGATTTCTTCTTCATAAACATGGTCAAGTGCAGCAAAGACTTGTTCAATCCCCTGATCACCTGTTCCATAAAGGTCTTCATAGAATGTTTTAATCTTTTTCTGATTAAACATAGCAGGATTAATTTCTGCGGCCTTTTTAAGTTCTTCTAACAATTCGTTTGCGTATTCTTTCGATACTAATGCACCCATGATTTACTCCTTTAATAGCTTTTGATTATAATATAGAAAAAAGATTGACTCTCGTCAACCTTTTAACTCATTCCATCTTGTTGTCAGTAAATCACCATAGGTTTCAGCACTCATTGAGTAACTACCGCAACTAAACGCATCATTTA